GCTTCACCTGGTCTTCTGCTGCTTTAGACACATCAAGACTAAAACTAGTCGGCTTTTTCCCCTTCCATCCCATGTTTCACCTCACTTTCCTCATACATCTTAAAGAGATCCTGAGCAATCGCTTGAATTGAGTAGGCTTCAAACTCAGAGCTTGGTTCTCGTTCACCCATTAGCTTTTTAATCTTTTGCCAGACATGAACAGCTTCATGTAAAAGCAATCCATACACTTCAATTAGATTTCTTTCTGAAGTATCACCAAGCTGAACAATTGCATAAGCACCATCAAAATAGTAACTGACTTGAGCTGCTGCACCTTCAACAGATAAGAACGGATCAACCTTGCTCATGTCCTCGAATAACAGATCCATATGAAGCTGATTTCGAGCTAATGTATATTGAACATGTTGGAAGGGAGAGATATGCCATAAAGGGACGTAGTCTGTATTTACCATTCAAACTCCTAATTCGCGCCCATAAAAAAACCCACCGAAGTGGGCAGTATTTTTTAGATTTTTAAATCAACGGAAATTTCACTCAATTTTTCCTGATTTACTACTAATTCATCTAGAGTATTCGAAATTTTTTTAATATCAATTAAATAAGATAAATCATCTGCATCATACTTTTCTTGTACCTCAAACATTTCTGTAGCGCATTCACGTATTTTTATCAGAGATTTTGCTGCTTCAATACAGAACATTTGAACATTCAAATCATGTAAATTTACTCTTTTAATATCATTGAAAAGCATATTTGTTTGTAGATAAATATCATTTCTTAATTCAAATACTTTTAAATAAGTACTCATTTGCTTCTTTTCCCCTACACATATAGAGTTAAAAAAAGTTAATAGAGTTTTATTCGCAATGTAAATATTATGAATAATTTGCTCCGCATCTTTTTCAAGCTTTACTAATTTATGTTGTTCACGCCAATCAGTAAAAAGAACAAAAGCAGCTACAGGAGCTAAGAAGGACGCCGCAATAGTTAGAGCATCTTTTAAAACATCATAAGCTTTTTTATGATCAAAAATGAAGTCTTGTATTGGATACTCACTTAATAAAAAGAAACTAATAACCAAGTACCAAAAAACTCCTCCAAAAGTCCAAAAACCTACGAGTTTAATTTTATTTTTTAACTCTTTCTTAGCCATATATCCCCCTATTTTAGAAGGATATTAGATCAAGTATTTAAACCTTCCTCAACTGACATTTCCATATTGTGCTAGCTGGATCCAGCTGGATATGAATAACGCGGAATGAGCCTAAGGTTGTTAACCATTCATCATCAATTTTTGGTGTCATGGATACTTCATTTTGCAGCAAGGTCGCCTTCTTATCCGTTGCCAATACTCCAAGCGTTTGGATCTCATATTGACTATATGAGCCAAACAGAACGCCACGACCAGAATAGTTTTCTTTAACCTCAACATAAGTTTCTGTCTTAGGATCCCAGTTAGTTTTTGAGATCCGCTCACAAGTAAAGGTATGAACGGCGTCCGCTAAATCATCATTAAATGCTTCAGCAATATCTGCCTGAATTTCGTCACGTAAGCCCATTAGATTTTCCTGACAAAAAATACAGCTTTTCGTTTGCTGTAAGGCTTAATCAAATCAAGAATGAATTGCTCAATCGCACTAAGCTTTACTGATCCGTCCTGATATTCTTTTTCAGTTTCAACCGTATCAGCCTTTACTTTCTTACGCTTTAATGCCTGTTCCTGTCCTTGATATAGATCACCTTTAATAATGCCCTTGATGATTTGATATGAGGCTGTTTTTAGAGGTTCAGGAACCAGAGTGGCATCTTCGTAAGGCTTAACATTACGTGCTAACAGATATGCCTCGGCCATTTGGAGGTATTGAGCCTTATCACTGGCAGATAAAGCATCAAAGCCTTCAACATGTTCTATCGCTTCTTGTTCAGTGATAAAGCCCATGGATTATTCCTTTGGAATTAATGCTAAAAGTTCATCTTTTTTAGCGCCTGCTTCAAATGCAATGCCTTTTTCAGTCAAGACCGCACGCAACTCATCAACTTTTAGACCTGCATAGTTAATTGGTTGCACCTGGTCATCACCTGCGTTTTGGTTGTCTTGAGCTTGCTGGTTGTCACCTTCAGGGTTTTGTTTACCTGCCCCCAATTCAAGCTCAGCAATACGTGCTTTCATGGCTTCTGGATCATTTTGAAAGGCAATGAATTCACCTTTCAACGTTGCCAGTTGTTCTTCGAGTTCAGCAATTTTTGTTTCTGTCATTTGTTGTCTTTCCCGTGCACGGTTAAATGATGAAAGTCCCATATGTGGATCTCCAAAAAGATAAGGCGGTGTTACCCGCCTTTTTGTTATTTGATCTTGTGCTTGAATGCCACAATACGGATCTGTTTAGGATCGTAAACACGTTCCCAGTTTGAAGGTGTTGCTAGACCAGCGTTATTAGGAGCTATACCTGTATCGCCTGCCCACTTAATGCCACGAGGGTGCAATACAAAGTGACGGCGGTTAATAAGAATGTCAGTACCAGCAAGGCTATCACGGTCTGTTTCTACACCAACCGGTGCCCCAATATCTTGGAAACCAATTGCACCTTGACCAAACAGGAATGAAGTAAAGACATCACCTTCCACTGGCATACCGTCATCGACAATCACACGGCGATCCATAAAGGTTTTATAGAGCACTACACCATCAGCATCACGTACGGTTTCGATCAAACCTTGTTTAGCTAATGCAGCCATGGTTGCCGAATGCATTGCAATAGCCGTTAATTTATCTACGGCATCACCCAACTTATAAGAAGCATCAACAAAAGATACGCCATCAATTACAGCGGCAGCTCCAGTTCCAGCAGAAATATCGTGAGTATTACCTGCCATGCTGGCTGCACCGAACACACCTTTAAGGGTATTTACGGTAAAACCTTGAAACTCACGCGACCAGTAATCTGCGACCAGATCACCAACCGCACCAAGTGGATCGTCACCAGATAATGCTTTAGCCAAATCATTAGCGCCCCACGCCTTACCACGTGCATGAAGAATCGCAATATCTTTGCCTGATGTGATGTTATTTACAGATAAAGGGGTTGAATCTGAAAGTACTTCTGACTCCCCACTTAAATCATTCCAGAATGGGATATTTACAGTAGTACCACCCTCTGTTCCGAAAGCCACATCTACATCCAAATCCCCAACAATGCCAGACTGCCATAATGCAGACTTTTCGGCAGTTTTATTTAATACGTACGGAGTGAATAACTCGGGTACGATTACATCAGCAATTTTTGTGTCGCCCATTAGGCTTTACTCCTTAAAGTTTAATACCGTGTTTTGCCGCTAGCTCTTTAGCTAGTTGCGGATTTTCATTTCGTAATTGCGCCAATTTGGTCATATTTACCGAGCCATCCGATTTGAGAATGTCTGGCTGACCTTTTGAATTGTTGCTACCAGTTGCGCCCATGCCATTAGGCTTAGGCCAGTAATACGGTTTTTGCTCGCGTAGAGACTCAACCCACTCTTTTGGAGTCATCGGTGTCTGACCATCTTTACCAATGACCACATCCCCGTTTTCATCAACTGCCACAGCTTTGCCGTTTTCATCTAATGCAAACTTTGTCTGAGCTAAAAAGGCGATATCAGGGGTCGCTTCTGGCAGTGCTTCAAGTTCAATAGCAGCCTGAACAATTTGGCTTTGCACTACTGATTTCTTGAATTTCTCGGCATAAGCTTCAGCTTTATCTGCCCGTTCTTTCTCTGCCTTAAGAACCTTGTCATGCTCTTCACGCATCTTCTCAGTGCGTTTCTGAATAACTTCTTCAATCTTGCCTTCTGCAATAAGTTTGGATTCTTCATCCTGATTTGATTTATCAAGCAGGACCTTGATTGCATCCAGATCTAAACCCTCAACCTTTGATTTCAATGAACCTAGTTCATCTTTCAACTCTTTTTTATCTTTGATAAGTTCAGCGTTCTTATCTTTAAGACCTTTAACAGCTTCATCAACGGCGTCTTGAATAGCTGCTTTAATTTCAGGATTTTCCAAATCAACTTTGATTTCGTCTGGCATTTAAAAATCTCCTAGAGATACCGCTTAGCGGGTTTAATTGTTGAACCCTCTGCTTAGCTTCAGGCATTAAAAAAGCGCCCATTAGGACGCTGTATTTCGATTAATAAAGTTAAGCGATGTTAAAACCTTCAACACCACGCTTCTGACGATTTCGGGTACGTTGCTCTAGCCACATTTGACCTTGCTCAATATTGGTAATAGCAAGTGAATTTTCGCGGCAAGGAAACTTTTCATTCAGAACACGTAAACGATGTAAAACTATCGCAAGTAATGCTTCATTCGTGATGCCATTTACTCCAACTTCCTTAACTGGACCAAGTTGAAATTGAATTGGAGTAAGTGAATCTCCAGTTACGATGTCATAGAAATGACCGGTTTCAAGAGACTGTTCACCATCACGGGTTTTAACAGTTTCGTTATGGGTAACTGTTACTCCATTATCATCTTTATGAATTTCACGGCCCATTACACAATTTTGAAAACCATCTAGTTGATATGAATGCTCAAAAACATCTTTTGGCGACCAAGTAATATAACCTTCATGATCTGGATGATTAGCCTTGCCACCATCTTTGTATTCGATTAAATAACCAGGATCACTTGGGTCTTCATTTTCAGGGATTTGCCACCCTTGGTATTCATTGTATTCACCACGCGTCATGGGCGTTGCTAAAACTGACTTAGTACCAATGTATGCAACCATAGATGCTGTTAATAGTTTCTTGCTCATTTTAATACTCACAAAAAAAGCACCCGAAGGTGCTATTGAATTAATAAATTGGATTAATTAGAAATTGAGGTTTTAACTGTCACACCAGTTAGAAAGTGTTTTTCAGAACCACCCAAACAAGTGGCGCTAGAAAAATTCGCATAAACATCTTGTACATTTACGCCTGTATCTTTTTCAAATTTACTGATCAATTCAGCAATATGGCCTGTTAGTGTTCTTTCTAACTCTTCTTTTCTCTTTACATATTCAGCAACTGATATTTCAGACATTTTTACCACCTTTAGCTACGTTTACTTTTTATTCCAAACCTCTGATCTAGGTTCATCACCAACTAAGCGGATACCTTGAGGACCACCTACATCAAATGTTGCCGTGATAGTCGCTGGACCCTCAAAAACACTACAATTCATTTTTACAGCGGTTAATCCAGCTAATGGAATACCTGTTTCCTCGTCACAAAGAGCAAGATGAGAAGATTTATCTGAAACTCTTTTAAGTACTAAATGCCTAACTTCTGATTCACTCATAAGCCAAACTCCATAAATGACAAAAGCGCTGTTTGGGCGCTTTTATAGGTGAAAATTGTGTCTAAAGTGAATTTAGGATTGCCTGTCATCGGCGATAATTACTCACAGTTAAATCCAGTTCCAACAAGGTCTTTTTTCAAATTTGAAACGAGAGTTTGTTGTTCCTGCTGTTGTCCACTAAGATAATTTTTATCTAGAGTCTCTGCACCATCAATAGATTTATAAAGCTCTTTAGATTCCTCTAAATTGTCTTTTAAAAACGTGGTGAGGTTTAGTTTCGCTTGGGCAGCTCTACATAAATTATTTTTAGCTTCTAAACCTTGAGTAGCCTGTTTTACTTGACCAGTTGCAGGATCAAAAGAATATGCATTTGCCATTGCTGACTCCAAAGCTTCAGACAATCGATCATATTCTTTAAGATATTTTTGACTTGGTTCAGCTAAACAAGTGATGGAAATTAGAGTTAGGCATACAAAAGCTATTGTTTTCATATTGTATAAATTCTGATGTTTTAAAAAATATAACATAAGAAAAAATTACAGACCCAACTCTTTAAAGGTTTTTTCATCCAACTTTCTTAACTCATCTAAGCTATATAAACGGCCTTCAGGATCAAAGAACTTTTCAAAATCAAACTTTCCTTCTTTGAAAAGTTTGTAACGCTTTGGTCCTAACCATTCTTTTTGGAAGAAGTCATCTGTCTTTTTGAAGAACTCTTTAAATGTAGTGTTGGCATCTAGCTGCCCTATTAATTGGCTCCGCTCATCTTTTGGAATGTCTTTAACTCGACGTTCGTCCATGACAAATGGCCGTTCACCAACTAATTTCCCGTCTTTCTCTACGGGCACCAGAATACTGCGGCAATTTGGATGCAACGGCGGTACCCGCTTTGCTGGGTCATTCACTTCCCAAACAGATCCGTCCAAAGAAGCACATAATTTCGTTGTTCTCCCATCTAAGACACTGACAAAACGTACATACTCAAAACCGATTTTATTGAAAGTGTCTAAATATGCTTGATTCGCCACATGGCTCCGTACAGTTCGTACGGTACGGTCAATATCAGCTTTGGAACTGGTTAATAAGCCATCTTCATAATTAAGGCGTTTGGTACCACGAATCCGCTGGACGATTTCCTGATTAGTTTTGCCTGAGCTAATCCCGTCACGAATAGCATATTCGACCTTTTGACGTGCACTTTCAGCAATCTTGCTTAGAAGATCATCTACAAGAGCACCACCAACTAAAGGGACCTTCTTAGCAGCAGTAAACAGCTTTTCACCATTTGGCTTTTTGATCTTGCCGCCGTATAACTTAGCTGTGTAATTAGCCTCATATACAGCCATTGCAGTTGCTGAAACTGCAAATGCTTCAGGTAAGGAAGTATTTAGTCCAAGGAACCACTGAGAAATTAAATCTCGAATCTCTTTGAGATTAGCAGTAGTGTACTGCCCACTTGCTAAAGCCACTTTTTCAGAGTCATTTAATTCATCGAGCAAATCCCGAAGCCTTGCCAACATTAATGTCGACTCATCATTAAAGATTTTAAGTAGCTCATTAACAGATTGAGAAGACACCCTATATAAATACGCCTGATGTTGGGTAAGTATTTCAATCAGCGATTTATCTTCTTTTGAAGCCATGCGTCACCTCTACAACGGCATACTATCTCGCTCACTTTCAACACGCTTCAACTCTTCCTGAAAATCATGAGCTGGCAACTTACCAGTAGCGATATATTCCCAATACGTCTGGAACGAATTCTTTCCAGCTATAGCACCTTCATATAGTTGCTTAGCAAGATTGATGTCGTATTGCTGGACAATAAATTCTGGTTCGACTGTGAATGTATATTTTGACGGATCCAACTTTAACCATTGGGCAGCATATTTGATTGCCTGCTCAATAGCCGCAGCAGCACACGTCACAATGCTATGTAAGCTTGCTTGCTGATCATCTTGACGTGCACGGCGCGCTTCCCCTGATTCCTGTGTATTGGTATCGACTACCTTGGCACCGGCTTCAAGAGCAGCATTTTTTTGTGCATCCATTTCCTTTTTGGTGAGTTCAATGCCGCTACCTGAAATTTCGAGATAACCACACTGAGATTCACCAGGAAGGCTCCAGACAGCCATCACACCAGTAACGCTAATATCTTCATCACCCTCAAGTCCATTAATCCAAGGCTGCGGATGAGCTGTATGGTGAAGTGACTGGTAATAATCTGCACTTAGCTGGTAATACTTGAGTGCTGCCTTAGCCATGGTAAGCAATGGTACCGTTCCAACTTGTGGAGAATTATCGGTCGTGCCACAGAAAACAAACGGCGTGAAAGATAGCTGATTACCGCCGAGATCTGGCGTTTTATCTTCTTCAACAGAGCCATCAAATAACCGTACAGTTAGCGCACCATCAACCATAGATAAAACACGGTGAACCGTCTTTGTATCATGCCCAAACTCATCTTCACTATTTTCGAATTGTTCCTCGAGCACTAACAGCTTTAGATCCTTACGGCCACCAATGCTGTTTTCCTTCCAGTTAATGATTGATAGCGCATCATATAGAGCGAAATATGGCACACCAGCCCCATCAACATCGACAAGCAAACCACAGCGACCATATTCAAGTAATTCTAGGCAAATACGGATAAAGAGTTGTTTAAGCCCAAAACCATCATTGGTTGCATTCTCTATCAAACCCTTTAACAGAGAACTTTCAATTACGATATTAGGTTCCAGCTTTGAAACTAAACCAATCATCGTACGTAATGAATCCTGAACCCATAATGGATACTGAGCTCGACTTAGATAGGCTTTATAAATCTCTCCAGTCGTATCACCTTGCTTTTCAGCCTCAATCATTCCGGCCGATTTAGCTAGGTACTTTGTTTGTGCCTGTTTGATCTGCTCTTCACCAGCAACGGCGTCCCGCATAATCTCCCAGCTTTTTTGTGCAGCAATATACTGCGGATGTTTATCAATAACTGCCATAAAAACACCAATAAAAAAGCACCTGAGAAGGTGCATTGATTAACGAGAAAAACCAGCGATTGCGCGCCGTTTAAATATTTTCTGAATGATGACTGGGAATCTCTTAGCTATTGGATATCCACCAGCGTCCCCAACGTGGTCCAAACCAGCGCTTTTATCTGGCATTCCAAAATCATCATAGACTTGCTGTTCTAAAGTAGCCGTAAAGTTAGGACACTTGTTTGTGTTCACTTTTAAGTGTCGTTCACCCTCAGCATTCAGAATTTGTGCATTAACTGCAGTGATACGATCTTTAATACCGGGATTCACACCATTAACTTCAACTTTGAATCCATTTTTCTTTAAGATTGCATGATCAGATTCACTGAAGTTCTTTGATGATGTTGCCTGACCTGAAGCATCTGGAATCACAGTAATATCGTGATCTGGAAAGCGCTCATTAATCAGTTGACACATCGTCGGTGTATCTCTCACGCCAACCAGTTCATCTAAAGCTCTTGGCTTCCCTTCTCTAATGACATAAACCACAGCAGCCATTTTAAGCACGTTAAAATCCATACCAATGAGTAAAGGCTCACCTTTCTTAATTTCTTCATCCGTGTGGTTTAGAACTCGATCAAAGTCGGGGTAAACAGCACCACTGGTTAAATTGACAAACTGCCCTCTTAAATAAGCTGAAATTAATTGCGGCGGATAAGACTCATAAAGTGATGATATGTAGTCATCTGGAAGATTAGCTTCATTGTCATAAGTTGAAGCTTGAATCATTCCATATAGCTTACGCTTAGCCTCTGATTTATTTGCCTCTTTAACAAATTGCTCGTATGTAAACTTAAAACCTTCAGGTGTAGTGGCCACATCAATACCGTTGAGCAAACCAGCTTGCTTATAACGCATACGTGCGATGATCTTACGCCAAGCCTGTTGAGCTTTGACCTTGGCCATAACATCAAGTTCATCAATCAAGGCGTGGCCAATTTTAAAACCTACAATTGTTGCTGGTTTCTCCATAGACCGGCAAATGATTGTCGTTCGATATTGCCGACCATAATAGATATCCACCTCTTTATTGGTTTCATAAACCTTAGTTTTAAGCCCCCAATCGAAAGCAACCTCTTCAATAGTTGGAAAGAAAATGTCGCGAATCTGCGGGTAAGTTGGAGCAAAATAACCCAAAGGTACTTTAGGGAATTCCCAAGCTTTGTTGCATAAACTGGAGCATCCAACCCAAGTCTTTCCCGATCCAAAGCCAGCGACAAATGCGCGGAACTTCTTTTCCATCTGCAAAAAATTAGCCTGAGGTACATTCAGTGTCGGATTGATGTTCGGCATCTTTTTTACTCGCATCCACAACTTGAATAGTTACCTTGACTGGTGTTGGATCTTCATCACCTTCACCCTCTCTTAACTTTTCAATCTCAAGCTGCTTTAACTCAAGATTTAATAACATCAGGTCATAACCCTGCATTTCTTCCCGAACCTGTTTAATAACCCCTTGCTTCATAAGCCTGTTGTTCTTCCAGTCTTCATAAATCTTCTGAAGCTCTTTAAGCCGGTAGGCTTTATTAGCTAGCGGGATGTCATAAACATTCTTTTTAAAGTCCTCTCGGGTTTTATGAAAAAGGTCTTTATATTTCTTACTTAAATTCTTTCCTGCCGCTTTTGTCGGGTCATAAAGTTGTACCTGTTTTCGATCAATCTCAATGTTAAATTCTTGCTTGACAGCATTAGCTACCTGTTGAGGGGTATCCATGCAGGCAAGCGCTTGAACAATAAATATTTTTACCTGTTCTTTAAGTGCAGCCATACCCCCACCTTTGTCTAGCTACGTCTAGCAAAGAAGGCAAAAAAAAGAGCCATTCGGCTCAGTTGATTACGCAGTTTCCGCAGCATTTTGAAATATCAAGTTTCGAAACAAACGGCGGATTCTTTGCAGCTTCAACGATACGTTTAACGCTTTGACTCGCCCCCCACCGTTTGGTTACACCAACAAACTCTTCGACATCGTGACCAGCTAAATAATGTTTAGGTAAACCTGTTGAGCTACTAAAGATCATTTCACCGTCTTCATCACGTTCTACGCCTATATGGTAGAGTTCATGCTCAAGCAAAGCACAAAACTCACGATCATTTGCTTTGTCGCAAAATGTAGCATCAATGGTGATCAAGTATGTTGGCACAAAGCCGAACCAGTCTCGCATCTGTTGCTCTTGTCTAGCTTTACGCCAGCCACCAACATTGAACATGACTTTTTCGCACTGGCCTAACACCATAGCTTGCTTGCTTTTATATGCAGAAGAGGCCCAAGCAAATGCTAAAAATTCTTCATTATCATGAAGCAACTCAGCAATATGGTTATGATCAGGGTTATGAAGTGGTCCACCTATAGTTAAGTAGTTAGCCACAACCCATTTTTTTAGATCTGGTGCTGGTGTTAGTCTTATTGCTTCTTCTTCATCTGCTTGATCAATAAAATCAGTCGGTGGAAATGGTCTGATCTGCTCCATCTTCAATTCTCGCTAATTCGTCTTTAATCCAGTTAATGACATATCCCGACAAAACAGAGTCTGGATGAAAGCGCTCTATTTTGTAACCCATCTCTTCAGCATGATCATATCGATCAAGACTCCAAGCCTTATTTGATAGCTTTCCGCTACGGCCACCAGACCAAGGACCACCCGCTATTTCAATGAGCAAGCGTAATTTCACAATATGAAAGTCAAAACGCCAATTTTTGGTATGGATCGGCTGAAACTTCTGTTCAAATCCAATCGACAAATCCTCAAGCTCTTCCTTAAGTGTTGCCTCAGCCTCGAGATATTTTTGTGTAGGCTTTGGCAGTGGCCGGCTTTTAGGTTTAGGTTTAGGTTCTTTTTTCCGAGTAAGCCAAAAGTATTCTGTAAAATCCATTATTCTTACCCATAAAAAAACCGCCCTAAGGCGGTGGCTAAAAATAGAGACAACTAACTATTATTTCTTAAAAGTTGCCTTATAAAGCTTTGAATTAAAGTAATCCGTAATTTCTTTACCTTCGGTTTGAATTTTTTCCTCATTTAAAGGTAAAAAATCTAATTCATATTTCAAGCTCATATACTCTGGAATAAATTTCTTTATAGGCGGAGGTGGTTTAGGTCCACCTTCTGTAATTTTTTCGATAAATCCAGCTAACCATAAAATATACTCACCTTCTGAATTATGAGGAGGAATCAAACTCACATCTATTTTTACTTTACATTCATCTAATTGTTTACTAAACAATTCAACAAAATCAATAAAATTATATTTTAATTTAAATTCTGTTCCCTCAATTTCTCTGCGTATACATGTCATAAGTAAGTTCATATTTTCAATACAGTCATGTGAAAACAATTCCTCATCTTTAATTTTGTTATAAATATTTTCCGCAAACATGAGATACTGTGGCATTTCGGCAGCTCCTCATTTTTATAAAGTATTTTTCTTAAGGTAGTCCTATTATAACAATGTTGCAACAAGAAATTTTCCATTTTTAGTTTAAGGAAATTTTAAAAATTATAAAAACGATTATATTCAATAAATTAGTACGAATAAAAGCTAGGGAAGTTTGATTTTTCTATTGAGCTTTAAAATGGATTATTGTGTTTAAATTATCAATTTAAAAAGCTTGCCTAGTAGGCAAGCTCCCCCTTTTTTGATATTTGCGCTGATCAATAAGGTTTAGTGTTACTTAAAGCAACACACTGATAATACTGAAATATTTAAAAATAAAAAAGCCCACTTCCTATTTTTATTCAGAAATGGGCTTAGCGAAAAAAAACGCTTAGACCTGAAATAGGAAATATCTATTCGGAAATATCTCCAACTTCATATTGGCATAATATTTAAGCACTAGCAATAGGGATTGAATTAAAAATATCAAATATTCATATTTAAATAGATAAAGATTTCTTTTTTTAAATGGTTTTATTTTTAGCCTACATAATTTTTTTACTTATCAAGACTTATAAAGAATATGTGCCCATCAATAGGTAATACTTAATAAGGTCTTATGTGTAGTAACCATTAGGCTCTAGAGAGTAAGAACTCACACTGACTAAAAATAAAAAATAATTAATTTTCAATATCAATGATCATATACTGCAAAGTTAAGTATATTCCAACTTCTCCATTGTTGAGTGCCTCATATAAGTCTTCATCAACGAAATCTCCAGATTCATCATATAGCCATTTATGAATTTGAATAATTTGTATATTCCCTTTTTTGTCTATTCTTGCTATTGGGTCTATTACGGACCGAACTATCACCTTCTTCTTCGTCTCAACATCAAGCAATGTGATAATTGTCATTTTAAAATCCTTATAAATATCCTGTATAACAACTACGCTCAATCAATAAAGATTTTTATATTTAAATTACTCAAATAGCAATCTTTTCAATCTAAAAAATAAATAAAAAACACTTTAATAGTATGTGCCTATTAGAAAAGATACCTTAAATATTCTACTAGCAATAAAAAACCGGTTTAAGGGCTGTTCATCTAAAATTCACAGGTACTTAATGAAGTTTTTTTTCTGTCTTTGCATCTTTCTGGGCTCACAAATTTTTCCAATAAAGTTAGTTAACCACAAAATACTTTCTTGACGATCTTCAAAATGAGGTATAAGACTTAAATCTACTTTTATCTTGCGATCAGCTAAAGGCAAACTTAAACAATGTTCAAAGTCTATTGAGCTGTACTTCAATTTGAGTCTTTTTTCTGCAGCTTGATTCTTTATCTCAGCCATAATGAGATTTAGATTAACAATCAAATTATTTGAAATTTTATTATTTTCATATACCCGTTCGTAAACTGTCTCAGCTACATCAATGTAATTTATTAGCTCTACATTCTTATTCATGACATTTGTACTCCGTTTTTTATAATTATCCGTCTAAAATAATGTTTATTTGATTTACTAAATCCTTCGCCTAGGTAAAGATTGTTTAAATTCTGTCACCCTGATTTTAAGTAAATATTTGAATTTATTATGCAATTACTGAGTTTTATAATATTTATATACATCTTTGTTCTTAACACCCCTTTTTTTCTATCTTTTGCCCATCGAGTTCACCATCAACACAAATAAACATTGTACTAATCCATAAAATTATGGAGATCAGCTTAACATAAAAAGAAAAAGCCCCCACTAATCAATAGTGAGGCTTTGCCGTATTTCTCGGCTAGCACATTTAAAAATCGATAGCTAAAAAAAAAGCCAACTTGTTAGAGTCAGCTTAATTCAATCGTTTGAGAATCATGCTTGCATAGTTATTGTCCGTTGCAATCTTCTATCATTTTTATTTTTATAAATATAATTTAAACCAGCCATGTGACATTTTGATTAAATTTCACTCAACACTTTTTTTTGTTAAATAAGTCACATTTAATCTTATTAATGCACTAACCATTACAACCAATAAACACAATGTGTATCAATTACTTCTGCTTGATTTTGTAAATTGCAGTATCCTTAGTTTACCTAACTGCCAAAATCAATAACACAATGGAACACCAAACACTTTTAGACGAATTAAATTCGCAGATTGAATATTACTCAAAAAGAACTGACTGCCCACCAACTAGAATTCGTATTGGGTATAAAACCTATTACAAATTAATGCAGAATCCTAAATTTGCCGATGAAGTATCAAACTCCGCTTTAGATCCAAACAAACGCAAATACAAAAAATTAAAAATAAAAGTTACTAAGGATGACAATCAACTTGAACTTGAATGATTTCTCATAAAAAAAGCCTACTCTTTCAAGTAGGCTTTCCCCTTATGACTTTTGCGCTGATCATTAAGGTTTATTGTTGTTTAAAGCAACACTCAGATCTTACAGAAATACTTTATAATAAAATAGCCCCGCCAATAATCGATATTTAGCAGAGCTTCTTAAAGCTTATACAGTTTATCGTGGAAGATATCTTTTTGAACCTGTGCTATTAAGGCAGTAATGTCCACCTCTAGGCCCAACACAATAAGTTCCAGATGTGCAGTAACAAGAGTTATTAGTCGTTTTACTATAACTTCTTGGAGTCCGTGTAGTAGTAGAACTTCTAGTTCTAGTATTATTATAGCCTTTTGATTCTCTTTGAGGAGTTGAGTAAACAGGCTGCCTGTTATCAAAACTCCCTTTTGAATATCTATAGGTGACTGGTGGAGTATAACAAACAGCAAAACTGCACAAATATTTAGTATCAATCCATTGTTGTCTATCCATATTTGGATTTAATAACGCCCATTCATCTTGGTACCAGAATACATAAACTTCACTTCCCCCTTTCAACTTTAAGATTTCTTTGCCATTTGGCATATCCTTGACTGGAGCGGTATCAACACTAATCCAATTTTTAACTGGATTAAACCTTTCAACTTTTTGCTGCGAAAAGTCTATGGACGGTATAGATACACATCCACTAATACCCAAAGTTATAACTAACCCTATTAAATAATTTTTCATTTTATTAACTTCTTAGAAAGAATAATTTTAATGCGAAGTAAACAATAAGCTACCTAATAAAAGCAACATATACTTTCATCTAATTTAAATACATAAAGAAAAATTAAAAAACCCGCTTCTAAAAAGAAACGGGTCAAAAAACAAAAAACTTTCAGCGCAGTATTTGTGACATATCATACAAGTTAGAAGATGTATTTACAATATACTTTAAGCTTAAGTTTTTGATGCTCTCAAAATATCCAAAACTCGCTTTGACATTTCATGCAAGTTGGACCCTATTGGTAGCCAAAAATGATAATTAATGTTGTCACGGTTAAAAACTTGCTTGTAGTACTCAGTTTTGAATGATGGATCAATGTCAGAAGCCTTAAGTAATCTGCCTTCTTTTTCGATCACTTGCCCATCTAGTTCACCACCAACACAGATATTCATTTTAAGTACCAAATTCTAATTAGACTGGACTATAGCATAAATATAAACATGCTTAAGTGGGCATTCTTAAACGCTTAACATTTAGACAAGCATTCAATTTAGATGATTTATAATGTAACGACCATGTATTTAGGATGAAGACAGCTAATGTGTGGTGTAAATCTAACCATTAAATCAAAGGAACATTACTTAATGCAAAGAAAAGGGGCGCTTTTAACGATTGTACTGGTGGCGCTTGGTGCCCACCACCAGTACAACACAATATCAACTCTACAATTAATTAATATGGAGGTGACACAAACAAATAACTATCATTTCTAATAGAATTTCAGGTGGCGATGTTTGGCGACGAGCCACCTGATTTAATTTTAAATCATAATTGAAATCTAGCAAGTATAAAAACAAAAAGCCCATCAAACGATGAGCTTTAGATCAGTGAATTACTTATACTTCGTCCACTATATCAAAAATATGCCATAAAGCGTCTAGACAGTCAACAAGTCTAAATTATGCTTTTCTACTAATTGAGAAGCTTTTAAACGTTCAACGATTTTAATCATTAGATCATTGGCAGTTATAACGTCGATTCCTTCAAATGCTTTTAGTGTTAATTGCAATTTATTATTAATTACATTTGTAATTATTGATATTTTACCAAAATAATCAGGGTAGTATTTCAAAGTTTCATTAACTTTCTCCCGACTAACGCCTTCATATAGTTTTACAGTGTATGTTTTCATTTGAACCTCCATTTTGTCTTAATCTTTTATCATGACCTAATAAATAAAATCTAGCGCAACTCACCATAATTGCGACCTGAGCTTTAGATTGGTTTGTTTCTTGAGCAACCTTCAACAATCCTTTATTTTCAACCTTATTTTTAATTAAACAAATTAATGCAAACTTAGTTGTAAAATCTGTTTTATCAGAATTTAATAGACTTCGTAAAAGTGCTTGAATTTGATCCGCCTCATAATCACTGATCTCACATCGAATATAAGATTTACTTTTTTGTACTTCTTTGCCAGCTTCACGCATCAACCAGTAAATTTGATTGATATGAAGCCCATCTGGCAAATCACCCCCTTTCATTCTAACTGTTTCACACCATGCGCCAAACTGCTCTAACCAACCGTCAATAGTATATTTAGACCAATCCATTTGTTGTGTTTTTAAAACTGCACTCATTTTTCACCTACCAATTGCTCAATTTGTTTAATCGCCACGCCTGCTTTCACTTGCTCTGTGCTGAACCGTAAAACTGTAAAACCCATCATTGCTGCGGAGTTGTATTTCTCCATATCCCCTATATAGCCTTTGCCCCTTGTATGACGGCCTCCACTCCAGATCCCGCCTTCAACCTCAATCAAAATTTTTGTACCAGTAATCAGAAAATCAGCTCTCCATTTGCGTTTTGGATGGAACTTATATTCCTGTTCAAAACCGATCTTGCATGCTCTTAAATGCGTTGCCAGAACCATTTCACCCACACTTGGTTGTCTGGCAACTTGCTTTGCTGAACGCCGCTTTTTATTTTTCTTTATCGGAAATAACTTGCGGTATTCAGCAATGCTGACTGATGACATCAAGCACCACCTTTCAGCAAATTTTTCAACTGATTAGCAAAGCAGTTATAAACTCGTGCTTTATCTTGATCGCCAAAAAGGCTTGAAGCATGAGCATCGTGTTTATACTTTTGAACTAGGTTTTCAATTGAACTTCTTAGCTCAACTAAATTCGCTTGTTGTTCTTTTTGAATCTCCCAAGCCCACTTTCCAGATTTACCCTCAAACTCACTCATGACTGGCTCCTTTTCCTCTGGCAACTTAGTCATAACACCATCTGGAAATTTAAAATCTCCATGCCACTTCCCGTTTTCCCAAATAGACCAAATCCCACATTCATCACTGTTGTAGTAATATCCAGCCTGCCAATGTGTCGCACCTTTAGGGCGGCGTTTTAATATTTGTTCAAACATAACCGCCTCCGTATATTGATTCGTAATCAGCAATTGCTTGAAGCAACTTGTATCCAGCCGATTCAGGCCTGTTTTTGCAATGAGACAAGTCATATAGCTTTACATCATCAATGCCGCCCCATGATTCAACCAAATCAACCGACTCCACCAGACGTTTAAGCTCAACCAAATCTACAAAATACTTCTCACGATCTGCTGGGCTGATTTCTACACTTTGACCACATTGGAACTCATAACCCTCATTCCATTCAGTTGCGTTAGAAGGGGCTGAATCTACGATTTCCTTCGCGTATTTCAGCCCTTTATCTCTAATTAATTTAGTTGCTTTCATGTCTGTATCCTTTCTCATCTAGCTCTTTACGCGCCAACCACCACAAAACCACCGCACCGCTAATAGCTGATGTAAAAAATGAAATGAGTAAACCCCACGCTAAAATCTCGAATTTATTCATACATTCGCCCCATCAATTAGCTGAAGAATATTTCGAGGAATCGGCATACCTTCACGGCGGCACATCTCTGCGTATTCGTGCGGATTGTCGAAAGGATCTGGCCCTAATTCTTTTGCAAATTCAGGCTCTTTTTCTTTTGCCTCAAGTTTTTGTACTGGTGCAGTTTTACGGCCATTAATCTTTAATCGTTCCATCAAAGATTTGAGATGCTTTTGCGCTTCGTCATTTGAAACAGGCTTATGCACCTTTTGCTCATTTTTCTGAGCTAATAAAATTGGTTCTTGGTACCAAGCTTGGGTTTTACCCTTCAGTTGTGCTTCAGCCTTGTATTCATCATAGATTTTGATAAATTCCATTTTGGCTTTGTACATTTCACCATCTTGGATTAGTGAATAAACTTGGTCTAAAACAAATTTGGTCAAGGTTGTAATTTCTTGGTTCTGCTCTCTTCCGTCTGGCAATGTCACTTTTTTGTGTTGAGAGATCTGAGTGTATTCACAAGCCTTAACCCAAGCCTTCTCAGCGCTCCACCAATCATCACCCATGCACATAGCACGGAATTCAGCGAAGTTAGGCATGTATGTATTTGTACTTGCGTAAAATAGCGCTAAGCCTCTTTGAAGTTGGTTAGGTGTAACCCCAACCAATGCTTTAGCAAGCTGCTGTTCAACGATTTGCATTGGAACGGCATTTTTCCCCTCTACTGGAAAATTCTTATTGAACTGAACAGCGTATTTAGTTCTGTAAGCCGCAATTAGTTCTTTTAAAAAACTTTCAAATGGTGCTAATTCATTCATGATTAATAGCCTCCAAAATCTTGTGACACTGGCGTAACGTCAATCACGTTTGAACGGTTGCTCTCAGCGTACATTTGAGTGAAATAACCCGGTTCTTCAGGAACGTTATGAGATTGTGGGTTTTCCTGAATTTGATTTTGGCGAGGCTCAAATACACCCTGATAATTTCCGATAATTGAGTTTTCCAGTGATTGGTTAGCCAAAGGGCCAAACGAGATAAGTTTTTTAAGGATTAGCTTTACTGCATTTTCAGAAAGTGGTTTTTTGATGCTGATACGCATATCAACAAAATTGTTCCACAGCTCTGGATCTACACATGCTGGTAGTTCAACTAAACGTGGATTAAATTCAGTTGGTTTTTCTGATTTAGGTTTTTCAGAAACAGGCTCTCTTTTTTTATTTATTTTTTTATTACTTTGAGAGTTGTTTTTGATAGTGATACTTTGTGTGTTAAAAATTTTTACTAGTAGCGGTAAAAAATTTTTACTAGTGTAGTTAAAATTTTTAACTAGCAGTGGTAAAGAATTTTTACTAGTTTGGCCATAAATTTCAGGTAGTAAAAAATTTTTACTAGGGAATTTAAGCACTAAACCAACGCTAGTATCGTTACCTAATTTGAATGTATTTCCATGAATTGTGCTTGGTTGTTCCACGACTAAACCAACTTTAATTAATTCATTAAGGCATTTAACAACTGTCGGTCTACTCTTCCCTGTAATCTCTTCAAATTGAGTTAAAGAGATGGAATCCATCTCCTTATTCCAGCCACGAGTTTTACGGCAAATAACTAAATAAATTTTGCATGCAGCATCAGAGATTTTATTTAAAACCTCGTCAACAAATGCATTAGGCACTTGAAAGGAATTAGGCACAAAATTACTCATGTACACCGACCTTAGGCTTTACATACCCACCAAATTTTTGAACCAAGTCAGCATTAGCCAAACTATTAACGATCTGCCCTGCTAACCACTGATTAATGCGAAAACGCTGTGCCATAGTTTGTGAAAATTCTTCACGCGTTATTGCAGCATTATTTTCGTCATAACCTTTGGCTCTTAGATTTTTACGGTTACGATCATGTAGCTCATTGAGAATCACTAACGCTGGATCAAAGAAGGACTGAATTTCCTGAGTCTGTTTGTACTCAGGTTTATACTTAAATTGACTATTCATGACACCTCCGCTAATGCTTGCTCAGCTTTTGTTAGGCGGCGTTTAGCGTTGAGCTCTGCTACTGTTGCTGTACGGATTTCTTTTGATGAAACCAGAATCAAATGATTCTCCGATTTGATAGTCCACAACCTAGTCAAAGTTTTATTTTTAACCTCAAATAAATCGTTTGATTTAAAACTTCGACACTCTTTAGTAAGTACTACAACGTCACCTATTAAAAAATCTGGTGAGTTGAGTTCGATTGGTTGTTCTGATAAATTGTTTGTGTTCATTTGATCCACCTCAATTGAATGCCTAACCACTCCTGTTACAGCAGGTAGTGGTTTTTTAATATCCAAGCTTTTCTTTTTGACCACTGATTTCGTCATGAAATAAGTCATCCACCGTTTCTATACGGTTCATCCAGCTTTTAGACATAACTAAAAGTGCAGCAACACGTTCTTTATCAATGCTCTGATAATCTTTAGGAACGACTTTTAAACCAAGTAAACTCAATAGCTCGCAAAACATTTCAATTTCATTCAAGCCATTGTTTTTCTTATC